TTTAAGAATACTTTCAAAACAGGTCTGGTCTGTAGAGTTTTTTGAATACCTTATTAAAAAGGCTGCAAAAGAACTTCACCAGAACATTGAAATTGAACTTGAAAGCCCTGCAGGACATAAAATGCGTATGAAAGCTGTAACAGGTGAAGAAAGCCAGTTAAGCGCGGACGATGATATTTTCAATCATCTTGATGATGTTGCGGCAATAAACAGTTTTATCAGGGCGAATACAACGAGGAGATAAAAAATGACCGTAAACGGCGGTGTTACTTATGTATATGACAGAATTCAGCAGGTTGTAAGACCGACACTCTACCCCGGAGAATCAACAGATGACTGGAAGATTCCGGAGGAAATGTCGAATACTTTCTACCGTCTTAACAGTATCATCGAGAATAAATATTCTCGAGAGTACCTTAAAATCTGTGCCGTATATAACAAACTCTTCAAATCTCTTAAATTCAGAGACAATACCTCTGTTACATATAACGCGCCGCCTTTTACTTGGAAAGACCAAGAAAGAGCTGATACCGGCACTGGTGTTTCTACAAACTATCTCAAGCAGATTATCGACCAAGTAACTTCTCGCTTGGGTTCAGTTCAGTTTGTACCGTATCTGCTTTCGGAGGACCAAAACTACGAATATATCATCTACAAGGACGAAGTTGAAAGAATCCTGCGTATGTATATTACAAAAGACAAGTTCTCGACAAAAAGCATGGAAGCTTTCCATGACGCTTCGGTTCTTTCTTTTGCCTATGCAATTATTGACCCATTCACAGGCGAGCTTTTCAAGGCAAGCGATTACGAGGTAGGTATCTTTGAAAGCCAGCTTAACAAAGATAAGATTACGCAGCTGCTATACCGTGATTACGGTTATCCGTCTACTGAAATTGAAAAATATCTCAAGCATGTAACAGACGAGAAAATGAAACAGGAAATTCTTGAACATGCGGAAAATAAATCCAGCGTGGATTTGTGTATGTTTTTCGATTGTAAAAAGAAAAAGTGTATTGTTTCAATAGACGGTCAATTTCTGCCTGAATACCCTTATCCTTTTGACAGGGTTCTTGTTTCAGTAATGCGCTGGGATACTGGTTTCAAAACAGTAACTACAACATCTCTTTTTGACCTGCTTTATCCGTTGCAGAGAGAAATCAATAAGATTAATGCAAAACAGCAGCAGCTTATCAGAAACTATAAGGGTTCTACACCTGTATTCAATTCAGATGTAGAACTTGCTATAAAAGCTATAACAAACGGCACAGGAGAAGCTTTGTATGTTGATTCAAAGCGTCCTCTTGATACGCTGATGACTGTTATCAATCCGACACCGCTCGACCCTGAGCTTCCTGCCACAGTAACAGAATATAAATCTGCGATGTACGAGCTTGCCGGAATCCAGAACGCAAGCTTTGATATGGAGAACATGAAATCAGCCGCAGCCGTCTTTGCCTTAGACCAGACAAGAGACAGTGTATTTCAGGCACAGCTTACTGCACTTTCGAATTTCATTACTGATTCTCTCAAGCTTTATATCGAATACAACGCCGGATATAAAAAAGACGACAGCCATATGGACTGGGCGGCAGTAAAAAAACTTCTCGACACTTCTTATATCAATTTGAAGCCTGTACATGTAAACGACCCGTTGAGCGACGAAGAAAAGACACGTCAGGACCCTATAGACTATACAAAACTCTGTATTGCAAGATGTGTACTGCTTATTGTAAAAGGTCAGATGACTTTCGACGACCTGCCGTATTATATCGACTGGCATAATGTCGCGCTCATGCTTGCGGCTACTCTTGTAAAATTCGGTGCGCTCGGAATAGAAGTCCCTGTTTCAGTACACGAATTTTTTGCGGCGGCTTTTGTTGAAGCAATCCGTATCGGTGAGGTAACAATCTAATGGACAACGGCAGTAAGACAGGAATCAATCTTTCGGCAGGTCTTGATGTTCAGACAAGCGACATGCTCGTTCCTATGCAAGAAAATACTTTCCAGCACAACTGGCAGAAATTTCAGGGCAAATTCCTGCCGAATTCCATTCGTTTTGAGAAAAACGGCTGGGCCGCTGGGTGGTGTGTCTACAATTTCAAATACAGCGGCAATAATGTCGATGTAATCTCTACAGACATAAGAAACCCTCTGAAACCAAAGCATATAGGCAGAATTGACGGTTCTAAGGAGTTTCAGCTGATAAAACAGCAGTGGGACAGCACTGTTGAAGTTGAAAACTTCTGGTGGGTTGACGATACTCATATTCTCGCGCTTGACAGATACAATTTTATTCTCAAAAGAAAGAAAAATGAGCTTGACGACTGGAACGGCGACCAATGGGAAGACATTTACCGTATTGACAGACATGGTATTCTCCATGAACCGGCAATGGTTTATTTCTGCGCGAATACTTATAATACGGCGGATTCTGCCGTTTTCGTTCTTTTGCAGCCGATGAATGATACTACTATTTCAGTAGATATATTTGATGTCCGGCAGAGCATGTCTTTAATCGGCAGAGTTTATTTCCAGATAAGAAAACGCGCGATAAGAACTCAATTGAATGATATTACTCATTCTGCAAATACTGCTTATTTTAATTCTTACTGCGAATTCAATGCTCCGCAAGTTATCAATCAGGCAGAATTCTCAAACACAATGATAGGCAGAAAGCTTATCATCGGCTGCCACATGAACAAGAACTTTGACCAGTGGAGTACCGTAATTAATCTTGATACTTTACAGGTTGAGATATGTTTGCAGGGTTACGGATATGTAGGCCTTAACGGAGACCTTACAGGCGGCGAACTGCCTTATGAGTTCTTTAATGTAACGACAGGTTTTGACGGAACTTTACTGCCTCTTGAGGACTTAAAAACACCGAACTCAGCAATAGACGCTGACGCAAAATTCAAGATTTCAGATGTAAGTGAAATTAATACACTAAACCCTATCGGAAATGGTTCTAAAAAAATATGTATTGGAACTTCCGAAAGACAGTGGTATTTATATCAGAATCCCAATAATGGGCGTATAGAGCTTTCTGCTGTTGTAAGTCATCTTAAATATAATGGTACAGCTTTTTATGCTGAACTTTTACCGATAACAAACAAATATGATGCGGTATATGATTCTCCGTCTTTTAAGTTTCAGCGAATCGGTGATATTTTACTAGAGTTATATTTAACTCAAAACATGATATGTCCAGAAGGGAGCGCGGCTTCTTATATGTTTGCTGCTTTGTGGTTATCTGTAGGCGGTGCGCCTTTAATTCCTATCCTTGCACCTAGATTTACTTCTCTTGTTTACTTGCAGCAGACTGTAGGACAATATGCTTATGTTCATTACAATAGTACCGAAAGTATGCCGCAAAAATATGAAATGGAGCCGGAAAATACAGCCGGTATCAATTTTACAATGGTTGCTAAAAATAAAGAGCATACGGCTTCACCTGTTCTTTCAGATGAATTTACTTTTGACAAACAGATTGTAGAGCAGAAGGAATCTCTTAACTTTGACAATGTTTCCAATGTTCTGGGAATGCTGTTTGTTGCATTTGCATCAAACATACCTTCTCTTGTAAATGACCTTGCCGTAAACGCGACTACAAAGCAGACTTCTGTATCTGACATCGGTAAAAAGTATTTACAAAACTCTCTTGAAAATTTGCAGGAATTTTCTGTTGCTGCGGTATATTCACAGTCACGTGATATTGGTCTTAACAGTAAGGTTGTAGCTATTAAATCTCTTGATATGTTTTATTCAACCAGTGACAAGCAGATGGTTCATGCAGGTCCCGGATTTGTAGAACATCAGTTTGTAGCTGACTGTGTAGCTCAGTCTGCAACAAGTTGTCAGGTTGACGGATATACAGACCAGTTCTCTTTTATCATCAAGGAATTGGTAGAACTTCAAATGCGTTTGATGAACTGGACTTTAGAAAAATTAGTAAAATTTGCAGAAAGTATTTGTGAGCTTTTTGCTTCCAGTCCAAATCCTACTTTTCAGGCAATAGCTGCTGCGTTTACAACTATAATTGAAAGCTACAAGGAAAACGTTCTTGAAAATGATATGCGCAAGGAGTACATTGAAAGCTTTTTTTACAGTCTTACATCTAAAGGTCCTCAATGTCAGCGAGTAGCAACAGTATCAAGACATTCTCTCGATAATGAAGGGAAGCACAGATATGGTGAGAAAAATGAAACATTCATGTATCCCTGTTTCGGTATTCCTTCTGGTGGGTTGTCATATTCTGATGAAACAGTACATGCTTCCATAAAAGAGAGTGTCTGGGCACTTACACTCACAAATAAAAAATTAGGACATGGAGAACAAGGACCGGGAGCAAGTCTTGCTCGGTTTGCAAGAAACATAGGAGACAAATATCCTGACGCATATAACAACGCAGAAGGCTCAGTGCCTTACTATACTGCATCTTGTTATGGACAGGTAACAAAACGAGCATTGCCTGCTGACATGGCTGTAATCGAGGGCGTAGAGCGTCTTCTTCCGGGGCAGCCGTTTAAGAATGAGAATATCGGCATGGACTACCCTGCCTTCGCGCCGTCAATGCAGCATGACTACATTATCGACAAGAGATGGGAGCTTTCTCAGTGTTGTACTTACGGTACACAGCAGTGGGTAACATGCAAGGATACGAAGCTCATTACAGGCAAGCCGTCAAACATGCGCATACATGATTCATTCTGCGGAATTGCAAGCACTTATACAGCTGTCGAAGTAAAGCGCGGTCTTTCTAAAGCATACATGCGTCCGTGGGCAATTACGCCGTCCACTCTTGCCTTCAACTGTACAGGTTTGAACAGTATTCTTGATGAAAAACTGTATCATGCTTTCGACGGTATTTCTTTCCGCGTTGTAGAGTGGATAGGTAATGCCGGAATGGGCAAAAATTTACAGACATTCCTCTACAGCTTCCAAGTAAATGACCGTTTCAAGAGAAGCAATATTTTTTCGCCGAATGAGCTTTTGGGAAGCTTCGCGTCCGAACCTGTACAGGCTGTTGAAACAATCGACCGTCTGCATACAATCGTTACCGTCGCGACAAAAGAAAAAGGAATGGAAGGCGGTACTATAGGTGAAGACAAGGACGGTGTAAGGTGGTCAATTCCGATTTTCACCGAACCGGTAACTACGCTTCCTGCTGCCGTAAAGACACTTGCAGCAATGCCTCTGCGCGTATTCGACGGTGTTACTTCGCTTACAACTACACTGCAGAACGCAAATAATGCCTACAAAGCACCGGTTTCTATGGATTTTACTATCGGAAAGCAGGCTTACAGGCAGACAGAAGAATACATTTGTTCTCTCGAAACAAATGAATATGGTGATATTATCACAAAAGACCTCGTACCGTCTTTGGGCTTGAAATTTATCGGAGCGACACCGACAACAGCTTATTTTTACAGTAAAGCTACGCGGTGTTATTACGTTTTTAACGGAAATTCACTGTCAAAAATGGATATGCTCGAAAGATTCCGCGACGTTCAGCGCGGCTATTGGGATTTTGTCAATCAGGAAGTAGTAATGCCCTGCCTTATGACTTATAAACGCCTTAATGCGGAAGTTGAAGACAAAGACACTGAAACTGATAACGTAATTGTTCCTGTTTTATCTCAGTCGCGCGTTTCCGGTGAAGTTCCGCCGCCTATAACTACGATTTTTAACGACCGTTCATGGTATAAGGCGGTATCATTGCCGTCAGGATTTGCATATCAAGGCCCGAACCGTGTAATTATTAACCGAAGCGTGTTCGTAGAGTATATGCTTGAGACCCTTAAAGACAATCTCGGTAAGTGGAAAAAGATGAACCGGGAAAAATATGTTACAAAGCGTGAATACAAAGAGAATTACAGCAATATTCTCCGTGATGTAGAGGGAGTTGACGGCTGGACACATAATCCGTTTCTGCTTGTTACGAGTGCGCTCGGTGATTCAGAGAATACTGACAACCTGTTTGAATGGGAAATCACTTTCTGCTGGCCTGTAGAAATGGATTTGATTTATGGCGTTGATAATTATGCTGTGGTGAACATTACTGCCGAGACAATGACACCGGGCGGAAAAACAATGTCGCGACCGACACATGTTTTCTTAACTAAGGAACTGTTCACACGGCATGAAGCATATGGATATTACTCTTTCAGATACCAGAGTAAAAATGGAGCCGGAAACAGAGAGCGGCTTCATATCTGGTC